GGCGCTGGGGGAAGAGGTCGGCGAGGGGCGAGTCTTCGAGGTGGAGATCGGTGGCGAGGGCGCGTTCGAAGACGAGGCGGATCGAGGCGTGGGACTCGGGCGTGATGAACCAGGGGCGGTGGTAGATGTGCTCGGCGAGGTGGAGGAATTTCATAGGAGAGGGAATCGGAGGTGGCCCACGAAACACACGAAAGACACGAAAGTCGGAGGGTTCGGTTTCGTGTGTTTGGTGTGTTTCGTGGGCAGGAATCAGGCTTCGGGGTCGGGTTGGGTGGAGCTTTGCGGCTGCGCCCCGGTGCGTTGGACGGTGTTGCCGAGGTCGCCGAGGATTTGGTCGAGGGGGACTTCGGGATACTTCTTTTGGATCGCCAGGGCTTCCATGTAGGCTCGCGCCCTTTCCGTGTAGACTTCGGCGCTGGTTTTGCCGTCGCGGGCGTGGAGCGTCGACATGGCGACGCGGCCGGCGGCGACGTCGTCGAGATCATATTTCGCGCTCGCGCGGTCGACTTCGAACCAGGGGGGCGGGGCGATGCCCCACATCATCGTCTCCTCGTGGAGCGGAAGGACGCGGAGGTCGGGGCCGGCGAGGACGGCGGCGACGTAGTTGGCCACGCGGGTGGCGGCACGGTCGAGGGTGGTGAAGGTTTCTCGGATGAGCGTGTTGATCTGATCCTGCAGCGCGCGGTTGCTGGCGCCTTTAAGGGCGGCCGGATCGAGCATTTCGGCGCGCCAGCGGATGCCGGCGGCCCCGCGGGAGTGGACGCGGCTGTCGAAGTTCATCCACTGATCGGAGGGGCGCTCGCTTTGGTGAGCGGTGACGCTGTAACCGGTCTTGACGAAGCGGGTGCGGCCGCGGGTGGATTCGACGGTCTCGGTGGCGCCGGAGGTGGGGGCGCGGGGGGCGGAGAAGGCGGCGGCGGGGTTGTATTTGCCGTCGGCGTTGGTCTCGATGAGGGTGAGGCGGGCGTCTTCGATCTGCTGGTCGAGTTGGGCGGATTGGGCGAGCTCGAGGCCGAGGAAGTCGAAGAGGGCGGCGGCCATCTCGGGGGGCGTGCGGCCTTCGGAGTAGGAGCGGGGGCGGGCGACGCGGAAGAGGTCGCGCGCGGAGATGTCCAGATCGTCGGCGCCTTTGGGGTCGGGGCCGAGGACGCGGTAGGCGACCTCGGTGCCGGCGGGGTTGTAGATGTGGCCGCCGGTGATGCGGAGGCCGCGGTAGGCGCCGCGGATGGTCTTTTGCGCGCCGGTGTCGGTGGTGATGGTGGTGAGGGCATCGGTGGCGCCGACGACTTGGACGGAGTCGTCGCGCTGGCCGATGCGGTGGGCCTCGAGGATCTGAAGGGCGGGGTAGCCGGACTCCCAGCGGGTGAGGAGGACGTAGAAGGAGCCGTCGGTGCCGAGGGTGGGGACGGCGAGGCGCCACGTGGTGCGCCAGTCGTAGAGGTAGCCGCGGAGATTCGTGATGTTCAGGGCGGACTCGAGGATGGGGAGGGCGGTGGCGCCGTAGGTGTGATCGTTGCCACGGAACTGGGGGCGGAAGTCGGAGGCGGCGACGTAGTCGGCTTTTTGGTCGAGGAGGGCGTGGGGCTGGCCGTGGAGGCCCTGGGCGCGGGACTCGGAGACGAGGCGCTTGAAGTTGCGGGGGGAGAGGAGGTCGATGTAGTCGCCGTAGTGGTTGGGCGGGGCGGGGCGGAGGCGGTCGTCGTCGGGGGTGCGGCGGTATTGGGTGCCCTGCGGGCCGGCGGGGAAGGGGTTGCCGCGGGAGTCGAGGATGGTGAGGAAGCCGGGAGCGGTGGTGGTGGGCATGGGCTGAAAAAAGGAGGAGGAATGGCCGCAAAGAGGCGCAGAAGGCGCAAAAAAGGAGACTTAGAAGCGGGCGAGGGCGGAGTTGGGGGACGGGGCGCCGTAGTCGGTGATGCCGAGCTGGAGGTAGGCGGCGGCGAGTTCGTCGGCCCACTCAGGGAGGGTCATCTCGCGGCCGGCGGAGCTGAATTGGTAGCTCTGGCCGTTGATGCTGGCGCCCACCAGGGAGGAGTTGGACTTTTTGACTTCGTCTTTGTAGCGGAGGCGCTCGGTGTTGAGCTCCGCCTGGGTGAAAAAGCGGTAGAGGCCGGATTGGACGGTGGGTTGGCTCATGGGGCGGAGGACGGGAGACGGAGGACGGGAGACGGAGGGAGGAGGGGGGAAATGAAAAAACCCGCGCTGGTGTGGGCGCGGGTTGTGGTCCGAGCGCGGGGGCGCTTGGAAGGGGGGCGGGTGTCAAGGGGATCGGGTTCGGAGGGGAGTCACAGAGGTCGGAAGAGGGGCACAGAGGACACAGAGTAAGGCAGGGGAGCGGACTTTGGCGGGGCGTGGTTAAAAAATCAGGTGGGGGCGAGGGTGAGGGCGGGCGGGGTGTCCATGGTCTCGGCGCCGGTGAGGCCGAGGGCGGTGGCCATCACGACGGCCATCGCCTCGCAGTCGTCGGCGTGGTCGTTTTTTTGTCCGTGCCAGACGTGGTGGTGGGAGCCGTCGGGAGCGTCGACGCGTTTGCGGTAGTGGGCGTTCACTTGTTTGAAATACCAGTCGGGGGCGTCGGAGGCGGCGGTCCAGACGGGTTCGCCGGCGGCGGTGCGGGCGTCGGGGGAGCGGAGGGCGTGGAGGCGGTTCAGGGCGGAGTTTTTGGAGAAGAGGGTCTCGATGACGCAGGAGTGGGTGGTGCCTTGGAGGAGGGTGCCGGTGTAGGCGTCGATGATCTTGGGCTCGGCGTAGATGCGGCGGATGCCGTCGGGGTGGGCGTAGTCGCGCTCGGCTTTGTCGCCCATCATGGAGCGCCAGCCCATGCGGGCGCAGATGGTGCGAACGCGTTGGGTGTCGTGGCGAACGTCGAGGGCGACGTGCTCGGGGGCGACTTTTTCCTCGGTGCAGACGCGGGCGATCTCGGAAGGGGAGAAGGCGATGAAGGCGAGGTGGAGGCGGGAGGCAGAGGAGCGGCCCCACTTGCGGATGACGCAGACGAAATGGTCAAGCTGGACGTCGACGGTGCAGGTGCGGAGTTCGGGCATGGGGAGGGGTGTTGGACTATGAAAAACGCTTTCCCAGTTTTTCGCACCATCCGTCGCGGATGATATAGGTCTCAATGCCTTTTCTGGCGAGAAGCGCGTGCATTCGCTTTTGATCTGCTGTGATTGGTTCTGTGCCGGTCTTTACCTCTAGGCAGTAAAGGTTGTCTTCATGCGCCACCAAAAAATCAGGCCAGCCATTTTTCTGTATTTCACAGGATTTCACTCGGTCTATATTCTTCCACACGATCCATTCTGACTTTGTCATGCCATTTCGCTTTTGCCGAGCGTCTGCTTTCCATCGAAAAATCTTTTTAGCCTGAGTTGTTGCAGGCTCTTTTTGGCTAGGAGCCGATTCGAGTGGTGGGATTAGCGGTTGGATTTGGTTAGACATTTTGAAAAAGCGTTAGGTGCGCTCAAGCGTGGTTGATCTCAATCGTCAGGCCGTCACCCAGGCTTCGCGCATTTTGTAGGGGGTGGGGTGCTGGTGTTGGGAGTGGTTTTCGGGGCGGTGGTGGAACTCGGGATCCCAGGTGTCGGCGTCGCGTTTGAGGATGATCTGCTCGAGGAGGGTGACGGTGCCGAGGGTGGTGCGCTCGCGCTCGGCGTTGACCATCTCGCCGGCAATCACGGCCCAGGAGGAAAACGGGATGCCGGAGATGTGCCACCCTATGGTGCGGGGGGCGGTGGAGGCGGTGGGGTTGAGGGCGACGTAGCGACCGCGGGGGGCGGCGGCCGTGCCGTTCATGGCGAGGCGGGTGGCGGGGGTGTCGGCGTGGCGCGTGCGGCAGTGGGGGCACTGGTAGGCGACGGTGGGGGCGATGCGGCCCATGTCGGCGAGGCCGGAGGGGAGCGTGTAGGTGGCGTAGACGATGCCGCCGATGCGTTCGCCGGTGGTCGGGTCTTTGTGGGTGCGGCGGGGGACGAAGAGCTCGTGACACGTGGGGCAGCGGGGATGCCACGTGCGCTGGTCGGAGGCCTGGAAATACTGGTCGGCCTCGGTGTCGCGGTGCGTGCCGGTGAGCATGTGGATCTCGCGCCACGTGCCAGGCTCAGAGAAGGACTCGCGGCGTTTGGAGATGTCGGCGCACCAGCCGGGTTCGTAGGTCCAGGACTCGTCGAAGTAGAGGGTGCGGGCGGTCTTGGACTGGCGCTGGAGTTTGATGCCGGCGGAGCGGAGGAGGAAGTTGTGGCCGGCGGGGAATTGGAGGCGGGTGCGGGCGCGTTTGTTGGGGTCGGTGTAGAGGAGGGGGTGGAGGATCGGGAGGGCGTCGAAGAGGGGGTTGAACTTCTCGTCGCAGAAGTCGTCGATGGCTTTCTC